TATATAGTGTGGGTAGTATCCGAAAAATATTTTAATTCAAATTTTGATTCAGTTGTAAATTCTACTGAAGAGGAATGTTTTAAAATAAAACCGTTATTTGTTATACCTGTTAACCCTACAGAGCTACTATACCATGCTTTAACAGTATTAGTAACTTGCATTTCTATATCTTTTTCAGATATAAAATCAAAAGATTGAGTAGCTTGATAAATAGAACTACTATACCATGTACCACCACCTGATGTGTTCCCATATGAACCGGTTACAAGAGGAGGAAAACTACCTTGTATCCATAGATTACTTCCTGATTGATTTGTATATTCCCAACTCACCCCGTCTGTAATTGCAGGTGAATCTCCTAATCGCCCTGTACCTTGATTCCAGCTAGCTGCTATAGGATGGCAAAACAATGTGTAATTTAATGGAATTTGAGAAGCATCAGCTAAATATACTCTAAGATAAGCATCAAAAGAGCTAGTACCTACTTTATTTTGAATAATATCCTTTATTTCACTCGTTTGGAATTTAATTAAAGGACGTGATACTTCGTTAGTTCCGTCGATTGATTCATACGTACTGAGTTCTAGTATTTCGTCTAACCCCGTATTTAAAGCAGGATAAAATGAATAAAGAGTTGCACTCTTTTCTGGGAATATTTTATAGATAGCCATATTTAGTAATTACTACGTATAAATATAGTAGCTACTAAATTGTTTTACGCCAATAGATGGTAATACTCTTTAAAGTGTTTTTGGCGATCGGCTAAACCGATTGTACCACCGTTAACACATTTAGTAACTGCTAATACAGATGCGTCAGAAGCATCTTTACATTTAGATAAACAGTTTTTAGAAAAAAACCAAGCAGCGGATAATAATGGATATTTAGTAGCAACTAAATCAGGACTAGCAGCAATGTCAACACCTATTGCTTTACCAAAAGCAGTGTAGTTGCTTTTACCTGTTAATTGAATAAAGCCACGTCCACGGAATTTAAAACCTTCACCTGATGCTTCATCACCATTACCCATACGAGATGCATAAACTTTATTAGCAATTTTTTCAGGTTTGCGTTGATATGCTTCAGCTAAAGCTGGAGTTGGGAAGTATTTTTTAAATATACCTAATAAACCTTTAGCACTATAATTTAAATTTTCGTTTACAACTTTAAAACCAGCAGATTCATGACCACACTGAGATAAAAAGTGGGCTAATTCAACAGGGGTATCAATACCAAATGTTTTCATAACATCTGGAATTTGAGTAATAACGGTATCAGGAATGTGACCTTTTAGTTTTTCTAAATTCATACTTTATGGTTTATTATAAATATTATTGAACTACTACTCTACCTTGAATGTCTGTATTAGGATATCTAACTTCAAATATTGCTGGGTCCATTGATGGGTATACGTTACCATTTCTAGTTGCTCCCGCTATATCATATCCATATTGAGAATAAGTATTTCCTGTTGAATCTTGTTTATTGATAATTTCAAGTTTAACTACTGATTGAACTCCTCTAACTTGTAATAGTTTAGAAGTAATATCTGAAAGAATAATAGGTTGGTTAATTTGCCATTTATCTATATTAAAATAGTCTTTTAGTACATTTATGCAATTAGTTAATACATCTTTATTACTATATCCGCTTAATACTATAATATCAAAATTAATACCAATATTAATATAATAAGCATCTCTAATATTAATAGCATCAGTAACCATTCTGTATTGATTTAGATAAGTTACTAAATTATTTTTTAATGTGTTAGAAGGTAATGTTAGTTGTTTATTACTATTATAAGATAAAACATATAAATCCAAAGCTAGTTGGTTATTATTTTGAGTATAAGCTACAGTTTGTGTAGGATTTTTATATATTTCTTGAGTAATATAAGCCTTAGCTACAGTACCATAATCAGCAGGCATAGATACTGCTCTTACTATATAATCATCTTTAGTTACAGCTCTTAATTGAGTTGAATAAGCATATAATGCATTTTGACGAATTTCTTCTGTTGTATCTCCATTTCTACCGCCAGATGAAGGGAATGGATTTGATGATATCACACTAGCTAAAACAGAAGATGATAAAGGACCAGGAATATTTTTAAAAGTAATAAAAGAAGTATCTATAATAGTTAAATCATTAGCAGGAACATTTGATTGAATTCCTCCTCCAACTAAATATTTTACAGTTAAAGATCCTGATGGTACTAATCCATATTCTTGGGTAAAGAATACACCTGCTTCATTATAATTATTAGTTAATAAAGAAATACCAGGCACAGCACCTGCTTGAATATTTTCTGCTGTTGGTATAATTTGAGAATCTGTTTTATCTTTAGACAATCCCGCTCCAAATTCTAATTGTAATGTATTATTTGATATAATTCTAGATACAAAACGTTTAGGAACTCTTTGCAGTTGTAATAAATAAGGTGTTTGATCAGTACTAAAATTAGGATTAGATATTTTTTGAAATACAGAAGATTGGGCTAAATAAGGTACTTCATACCAAATATCAACACCACCTCCACTACCAGTTATATTTAATATTTGTAATATATTAGTATCTATAATATTAGCAGTTGCAAATTTTTCAGTACCGTTAAATGTAAAGGATGTTTCTTTTATTTCTGCAGAAATTGCAGGAACTGATTTTTTAAATAAATAATAATTTGTATCTACATAAGTAATTTCAGCACTGCTAGTATTAGTAAAATCAATTGTTTGTGTAGTTAAAAATTTAGTACCTGTAGATGTGGAAGTTACAATGGTGTTTGCTGGTATTAGTAAACCGTAAGCGTTATAATCAGGAGTTATTATTCCAGCACTAGAAGTAGCAGGGATAAGTTGATATATATCTATAACAGTATTTGAAGCATATGATGCTTTAGGACGATAACCCATAACGTATGACATAGCATATAGGTTTTCTTTTTCCTTAGCATATAATAAGAAATTCTCTTGTACTTGAGTATCTAAATAAAACGACATTACATCACCAACATAAGATGCCATTTCAATAAACATATTCCCTGGGGTTGCTTCTGAAAAGTCATTGTATGTTGAAGGAAAATAAGTTTTTGCATACTGTTGAAGAGTTGACTTAAAATCAGTAAAGGTCTTATTTAAATACGATATGTTTTTATCCTCATTAGCCATTATTAATTAAATTGTAATGTTACTTGATCTGGTGTATTTGATATATTTAATAGATAATTAACACTAAGATCAATAGTATTATAATCTGTATTAGGTACTACTTCTATATTTAGTACTGTTATTTCAGGTACAAAAGTTTTTATACTATTTGCTAAACTAATAGTCAAATTAGATAAATTATTTTCCGTTATACCTTCAAATAAAAATTTTCTTAAATCACAACCAAAAGTAGGGTTCATTAATCGTTCGCCTGTATCGGTTAATAATAAATTAACTAAATTAGACTTAATTTGATCTTTAGTAGTATAAGTACTATTAAATACACCAGGACCATTAAAAGGTAATGATACCCCAATTGCAATATTCTTCTGTAAATCTAACGGATTTACACGTATCGTTTGAGGTATTGGCATATTATCCTAAATTTCTTAATCCTGATAAGTCTTGAGCAGTCATATTAGCTGCTGCATCTTCAATAAAAGCCATAAATGGATTATCTGAAGTTGGATCAACTTTCAATTGTGGTTGAGGTTGAGGCACATCATATCCAAACATAGCTCCCATTTTACTACGTAAAGCCGATTTAGTATCAGCTCCTACTGGTATATCATTACTAGTAAAACTAACAGTTTTACCTTCTGTTAATTCTTGTTTCTTTTGTTCTAATAATAACACACCAATTTCTTCACGAACTGCTTCGCGAACCGCTTCTTTAATTAAATTTTTAAATAATTTTGCGTTCATAATTATAAATATTTTATCCTTGTAAGTTTCGTTGATCAATAACTAGTTTACGTTTATTTCCTTTTACAATAAATGCTTGATTTTGTTCTTCTTTAATTTTAAATTTAAATCCTTTATAAGGGGGATAATCATCAACATTATTATATATAGCTGATGATAGTTCATTAAATTGTTTTTCATTTAAATCGGTAGATGCTTTACTATCTAATAATTGATTAATTTCTTTTAATCTTTCAATTAATTGATTTAAATATATAATTTCATTTTCAAGTGAAATAGTAGATATAGCTAACACAACATTTAAAGCAGATATTAATTTATTAGCTTTTTCAAGTGTTTTAACTATTCTAATAATTAAATTAACAGGAATACCAATACCAGGAGGTACAGCAGTTGGAATAGGAATTGCTGATAATACACTTACAATAGCATTAAATATTGTAATGTATAAACTAATCTGCTGTATTGTTCGTTGTAAACTAGTTAATTTATTTATAGTATTATTAATTAAAGTAACAGTATTATTTCTTAAATTAGTTGCTATTACTATAGTTTCTGGGGTATTAGCAGCTACTATATAAGCATTTACTTGATCTACTAACAATTCAAGCTTTGCTCTTTGTGATATAATAGAAGCAAATTTATTTGTTAATTGAAGTGCAATAACAGGGGCTAGTGTTTTAGCAGCATTTAAAGCTATTTTTTTAGCTAAATCTCTTCTTGCTTTTGCTCTTTGAGCTTTACTTCTAGATTTTCTTTCTTTTCTTCTGGCTTTTCTTTGTTCATTAGCTGCTTTTATTTTTCGATAAGGATCAGCAACAATATCAGCAATTTCTTTTTGTAATTGAGCTTTTCTTTTAGCTAAATCTTCTCTTTTTTGAGCATAAGATTCATTTTCAGCTTTTACAGCTTCATCATATTGTTCTTTAGTTATTTGTTTATTTTGATAATTAATACTTAATCTTTTAAGTTCAGTATTATGATCAATACCTAGTTTTATTTCAGCTAAAATAATTTCTTGAACTCTATTTCTTAATTCTTCTAATTTACCTAGAGCAACAGCTAGTATTTGTGCTTTAGCTGTATCTTTTAATTGATCACCAAAAGTTTTAATAGCAGTAGAAGATGATACTGTTTTAACAATTTCTGGAGATATAACAGGTGATATGTTTACATTACTAGCCATTATGATGTAAAAGAGGTTTGAGATAATATTGTTTCTAATGCATTTTCAGCTCTTTCAATATCATTTAATAATCCTTCAGCAGCATTAATTATATCCATAGCAGGAGCACCTTCTGGGCTGCCTACTACTGTAGATAAAGAATTACCAAAAGTAGATAATCCTTCAAGTAAATTATCTAGTAAATTATATAATCTATTACCTAGTACTAAATTTTCAGTTGGTAATTCATTATTAACTGTACCTAAAAATATAGCGTTTGTATTTAAATGTACTCTTTCATTAGCATTTAAATTAATAATATTTTTAGTATTTATTTCAACATTTGTTTTAGCAAATATCATTACTTCATCTTTTTTAGAATTTAAAGTAACTCTATCTGCATTAAGAATAATTTGAGAATTAAAATAATCAGGTGCATTTAAAGGATTAGTTAATGGGTTTAAAGTACCTGTTTTATCTGTTTGTAAAGGAATTTTTTGAGTAGAAGTTAAATAAATTGAAGAATTATCTTTATTTATACGTTCAACATAATATTTACTACTAGGATTAAAATCTAATCCATTAACTAAAAGAGTTATAGGGTCTACTTCATCACCAACAGAACTCCATTCATTTAAAGAAGATATTTTTGCTGTTGTTCCTAAACGTAATGAATTACCTTGTCTACCTTGAATAATAGTATCTCCTTCAAAAGAAATTAATTTTCTTACATTAGGATTACTTTTAAAAGTAATTCCTAAATTAGCATCATCTGAAGCTGGGATAGAATTTTCCTGAACGTTATTCCATAAATTTATAGTAATATAATATTTCTGAATAGGAGTATTAGATTTTTTCTTATTACCTTGAGAAACTGGAGAGGGTAAATCTATTAGATAAACTAATTCTCCAACTAAGGGAATATACTGTAGATGGGGAAATAAAGGATATGCTTTAGGTAAGTTTGTAAGAGTATCAAGACTTTCTTCAATTTCTTTAGAATTATTATATACACGATAATAAATAATACCTATACCATCCCACCCTCCTGCTTCTTTAAATAATTCTGGTGTTGGGGTATCTAGAGTAGTGACAGCGCCATATACTTTACCTATTTGAGGTTTAAGATTAGGCCCATTAACACCAGCAGAAAAAGATAAAGCTGAATTATAAGATGATAGATTTGTTTTCAATTTTATCCATTATTTAATGCTACTACAGGAGTTTGTTCAAGTAATTTTTGTCCTTGCTCTTGTACTGCTTTTTGTTCTTCTAATAAAGCATTAATTTCATCCATATTGATCAAATCAGCACCTTGGCTAGAATTAACAGTTGCTGCACGTTGCGCTATAGCTGCCATTTTAATTAATTGTTCGTTATTCTTTACGTTAACATCAATTAAATCTTTAACAGTAGGCATTAACATTGTTGCGGAACCCGCATTAGCTGTCGCCATTGGTTTCATTGTTTCAATGAAATCCCCGATTTGTTTATCAATATCTTTATTGTTTTTGTGTATTTTTTTGAACAAGTCCGATAAAGACATGCCATCGAATACTTGTACGTCGTCAAAATTAGCCATAAATGCGTTTACCAATAAATATGAATAATTAAATCTTTATATGTCCGTGATTATAGTATTCATTGTATAGTTGGACATAAATAACTTTAAGTTTTTTAATGATTTTAGTAATCTGAGGTGTTGATACGTCTGTTATTTCGCGGATATAAATGTAAAGTGCTTTTTTATTAAATATTTCTAATGTTTCACGTTTACGAAATAATTCAACTATAGCGTCTGCTGTTTGAGCATCTTGTTTTTTAGGAAATAATCTGTATATGTGAGTATCTATATACTTAATATATTGATCCATAAAACTTAATTCATCAAATGCATTTTCTATGTTTTTATCATTTTCATAGAGCATCATCTGTTCATCATCAGACTCATCAACATCAGCTTTTTCCTGGAGTTTCTTATAGTTGTTTTCGTTATAAACGATTAGATAACGTTTAGCGATAGTACCAAAGTAGGAGAATGCTTTACCCTTAGTTGGGTTATATAAGTGGAGTTTTTCAAGTAAAAAGGTAATTACTTCATGTTTTAACTCCTCAATTGTATCAGTATCGGTATAATAGAATTTAAACGTATGAATAATATTTTCGGCTAACTTATAAAAGCCATATTCAATACGATCATTATAAATACGATTACGTTCAGCCATATCAGTACAGGCTAAATACTCTACAATTGCGTCTTCAGTATCTTGAGTAAAATAAATACGAGGTTCTTTCGGTTTGCGTTTACGCGGTTTACCTCGTTTAGTTAGCGCTAGTGTGTCTTCAGCGAATATATCAGCGCCATAATTATCATAATATGACATAGTGATTTCTAGTTTTTAATCCCAATATAAGGAAGAAAAATCACGTAACCAAACTAGCCTTTAAAATTATTAAAGTCGTTAATTATGTTCTGTATTTCTCTTAAATTCTGAAAAAAAGTACCTACTTCATCGTCTGCTTGAAATGCACCCAATGTATCTAGTTCTTTTAACTTTTGATCAGAATTATTGACAATAATACTAATTGCATCTATATATTCACGTTGTTGTGCTACTGCTTTTTCTAAAGCGCTGTTACGTCTAATTAGTAAAACAGCTCCAATAACAGCAAGCTCAATAACATGGATAATAATAATCCATAACCACATCATATGTTAGCAAATTGTTGTGCAAAATCGTCTTGTTCTAAAGAAACGATTTCGTTAATTTTTTCTATTTGTTCTTTAACTTGGTCCAATGATTCTAAAACTTGATCTTGATCCATTCCTCTGTTTACTTGAAATTTAGCCTTATTAACAGTAGCGTCTAATTGGTTTAATTTTTCAAGTACATTGTTTTTAAATTTCATAATATATGTTTATATATAAATATATGATCCTTTCTGTTCCCCAACCCCTCGGCGTTTTCTCATCCTCCCCCATTCCCTTATTTCCCAACCCGCGTAGGGTGAAGTTACAAAAGATATTTTATACTTCCAAAGAAGAAGGGCGTCTTTTTCAAGACACCCTTTCTATTATAATTTAATAATTAATTAGCGATTATATCCTGTAGCTGAATCCATAGCACCTTTAAACGCTTGAGTAGCTAATTTTTCCAACGTTTTATCGTCTGGGATATCTTCACCTTTAGCTTTTAATTTAGCTACGATTTCTTTCTTAGCTTGAGCAACGCCTAATTTAACTAAACCAAACGCACTACCTACTAATGCTGAAAATCCACCTAAAGCTTGAATTGCATCCATCATAGCAGGATCAATAGCTTCATTCATTTTTTCTTTTTCTTCTTTTTCAGCTTTAGCTTTTTTCTTTTCAGCTAATACGCCTTGCAATTCTTGGCGAACCATTTCTTTTAATTCGCTCTTAGTTAATTTTTTCTTGTTTTCCATTTCTTGTATGGTGTTAATTTTTGGAGATTGTTTTAAAATTGTTTTAACAGCTTCTAACTGTTTTGGTTCGTCAACGATTACTTCAAAATATCCCTCTAACTTATTATCCACAGCTTGATCCGTATCTAGAGCAACACCTGCTTTTTCCATACGATTCAAAAATGCAGCTTTATCTTCGAGAGCGATTTTAAATGTAGCCATTTATGTTTACAATAAATATACATAGAAAATAATTCCCGCCATAGTTTTGTGACTACCTCCCCCAATACTAATATCCATATATACTAATTTAGCATTCTAGATCCGAAATGTAATGCTACTTTATAGTAACAATACAATGCAACTAATGTGGAACTAATTAAAAATAAAGGTGTTGGGAAGGTTATCATCAACTTCATATGAGCGATATAAAGTAAAACAATAGTTAACATCCAGCTAATAAAAATAGGAATTTTATTCATTTTCTTCGTTTATTTTATAGTTTTTACCTAGCCTTTCAATTATAATGCGCGCACTATCAGTATCAATAGCGAATCCTTCGCGTCTATTACTTACACGTACGCCCATCACTTCAAGCTCTTCATGTATTTCACGTTCTAAAGCGCGACCATCTGAGCACTTATATGCGAATATTGGGTCCCAAGGCGTAATTACACCCGTAGCTCTATTAATTTCTTTTACTCTCTGATAAACAGTTGTAGTAGTATAGCCAATTTTACATATACCTGGAATAGATGGATTAACAAGAATGTAGATATAATGGGGGCGATTAGGATTGTCATCCAGGATTGGATCGATGTAGCGTTTACCGTAGTACGTTACTTACTCCCAACCAGGTTCGTCTGGGATGGGGGTAAGAGTAAAAGCAGACACGTGGTGCATACCATTACGACGAAGGTAATCGTGTGTAAGTACACGATATTGTTTGGTTTCCTCTACATTAATGCGTTTCATAGTATAAACGTATATACTTTGTTTCGACCAAAAAAGTTGTTTAAAGGAGATTTTGGGGATTTGCAAAGTGGGTGCAAAAGGGGTTAAATGCAATTCTAAATTTAATTTAGGGGTGAGTATATGAGTATATACGCTCGATGGGTAAAGATTGTGTTTCTGTTGAGAATACCCATCTTTTTTTTACATCGACCGCGCCCCATCGATGGACCGCAATTGGCATGGGAGCAGATCGCTATCAAACCGCTATCGGGGCGCTATCAAACGATAGCGTCCCGCGGTTGACATGATCTTTACAATTCCACACTTGCTGGTATCGCAGGTATGAACTTTAATTTCTTACCGGCACTTAATTCATGTATGGTAAGTTCACTAATGAATTCACGATCTTCAGCATCACCATCCTGAATATACTCCTCGAGTGCGTCCTTCACTTCATCCCATTCACCTTGGCAGACGATGTCTTGATCTAGATCCATCACGATGTAATACTTTGCTTTACTTACTGTTGCTGTCTTAGTTGTTGATTTCTTTGTTGCCATAATTTTAATTTTTATTATTTGTGTGATATGAATATACGTGTTGTGTCTCGCCCAGCCTATACCTATATTTCATTAAATGCCTTAGGACGTGGTTTACGTTTGAACATCCATGGTTTAATATCAATCACTATGCAGCCGAGGAATATAGCGTACGTGTCATCCGTCTTACCTAGACCCACTACGAACGCTTTAACTAATAATAATTCAACGTAATTGGTTCTTAATAATGTCTTCATGTTTTAATTTTTAATTGTGACGTGAATATATGAACGGGGTCTTGCCTTTAGTATCACCCATAAACCGTACGTTGAACGATCTGCCGGATCCATCCTCGTACTCGATCATTGACACTGTGCGGCAGTACTGCCTCTCGATCATCTGAATTGCTTGAGTTAGATTATATGACATATTATTAGTTTTAGGACATCCAATCGATGTTTAGGTTATATAATAGGTCCAGTGCTGTTTCCTTACTCACCCACCCACTACCATCCATGTCTATCAGATCACCCACATAGTACATTTCATCGTAGCACATTAGGTCATCTAGCTTAAGTAGGTTCTGGTGTTGTTCTATCACTTGGGCTTGACGTTCCATTTCTCTTAATTGTTTAGTTAACATATATTTAATTTTTAATTATGCCGTAAATATAAGGACGGGGCTTCGCCCCGTCACATTTAATTTTCATCATTATATTTCTCTAAACACTTGGGGCATCCAACATGCTCTACTTTCTCTATACGAGCCCAGTTGGTGGATAGGGCGGGTGTACCGCACAGGTTACCTTCACCAGACTTGTAGATATGAGCTGTATTGCTCCATACATTACCTTTATTACCGAATATATGGTAATTGGGTTTTAATTCATTTACATTCATACTAATTAATTTTATAACGTGAATATATGAACGGGGTCTTGCCCCGTCACATTTAATTATATTGTTCGATTATTGGTTTCATGTGTGCATCGATCAATCCAGCGTCTAGCTTAGTATCATCACTAGCCCAATTCAACACACATGTCTCATGGTAGCTGCGGTGCCAGTCTATACTATCATCCCCACGGGCTCCCGGTTTCATGAACGTAACTGATCCACCCATCCCATCGTCTGAGATATCGTACCCTAATGATTCAGCATACTGGTAAGCGGCTTTATTAATCGCGCTTCTAATTTCTTTTTTGGTCATATTATTAATTTTATAACGTGAAGATATGTGCATTACCCTGACCAGCCAAAAGCGGGGAGCCGGGTAGAAACCCAGCTCCGCTAACCATTAAAAATTAAAAGTATGAACCTTCTTTACGCGGCGACTGCCGCTGGAATATTTTGTGGTTCAAGTGTCCATGCGTTATAACATTCCCACTCAAACTCATTATTATATAAGTATAAATAATCAACCCCATGATCGGTACTGAAGAACGCTTCACGCGTGCTCACCTGGGCGTGCTGGTTGCTTTCACCCCTATCCCTACCGTATGCTAGACACCAATTACGGTTCTGAGCGCTGCGGTTATTGAAGTCCTGTTTACCACCTATCTGTTCAGCCAATACACTCAGATTCCCTAGTGCTAGTAATTCACCTACACTCACTGGTGTGCTATAGTGCTCCTGGAGGATCACCCCATTGTGCTCTGGGTAACCAT